AACACCTCCATCAAGTATCTGTACCCCAGTTATCCTGTTATCAGTGATTACTGGTCTAATATCTGCAAAATTTCCTGTAGGACTAGAGATAGTAATATCAGAATCTTCACGATACCCTTTTCCATTAGCAAGAATCTGCACATCAACGATAGTGCCGCTGATAATGATTGGTTTTAATAATGCCCTTGCGGTTATAGTTGATATTCCAACATCAGGTCTTCTATGGAAATCCATGATGTTTGTACAACCATATCCAACTCCTCCTTCCTCTAAGTAGACATTATCGATAGATCCAAGAACTAGAGGAGCAATCTCTGGTTTAATAATGGTGGTAACAGCAATACCAGATAAACTCTCAATGTTTACCACTATAGGCGGATATGATATAGTATGTTTACCACTACCCAAACCACGAATTACAGCGGTTTTATTTTTGTCATAATTCGTAAAGTTTCTTTGTGAGGAAACCCCAACATCACAGAGTCTAAATTTGTTAGGATCAATTACTCTTATTGCATACTGAGTTGTTGTAGAAAGACCAGAGGCAACTGTTCCTGTTGTGGAATATTCTACTATCTCACCATTGTTGAAATTATGACCATATGCCAAAATGTAATCGTCAGATGTGCTTATACCTGTTTGAACATCTCCGTTTACTGGTCTTGATGGCACAACCACCTTTCTATTTGAATATCCAAAACCAGATTCTTTTACATAAATCTTTGTTATTGTATTTTTAGCTTTTACTGTGGTTAGTCTATGGAAACCAAAACTTATATTTCCAATATTAACTGTATTAATACCAACTCTAGCATCTTCTGGACTATCATGTAATTTTAACTTCTTTTCATTTACAGGCGCAACATAATAAACAGATCCACTAACCACATTCACAATTGGTGTGTTTCCTCTTGAATCGTAGACAACAGCTTCACCAACTTCAAAGTTATGTCTATCTTCAAATGAAATAGTTTCATCAGTTGTATTGACTGACGAACCATCAGCCTTAAAGTTAGCAACGAGTTTTCCTTTAACTAAATTAGATTCTAAAACAGCACCACTACCATTACCACCCTCTACGGTAATCTTTGGTTTATCTTGATATCCTATGCCAGGAGAAATAAGTTGAATCTCTTTAAAAGATCCAGATATGTTTGCATGACCAACGGCACCAGAACCTTGTTGGTCTAGTATTACAACAGGAGGCCCTGTGAGAACATCATAACCTTCGCCTGGATTAGTAACAGTAATACTGGTTATATCACCATGAAATATCTGTTCATCGAAGACAGTAGGGGGAAATAGTTCTACACCATTTGCCATCAATCCTACTGGTCTGTTATTTACCTCTCTCTTATTAGGATCATCAAATAATTCTCTTTCTTTTACAAAAGGATACTTCCTAAGTATTTTCTGGTTCTTAAGTGTCTTATTTTCCCAACCAGATTTATAGATGTACTGGCCAGGAGTTGATGTTCTAACTGCAATGTATTTTTTAGAAAATACATCAGAACCACTGAATGATAAGTAAAAATCAGTTTGGTTAATTGCAGTTACAAAGTAAATACCAGTTGATATGCCACTGTTGGTAGTATTGTCCCAATAAATCTTATCACCAGTTACATAGTTGTGTGGAAGTAAACTAACACCCGCTGCAGGGTCGAAGGCAGGGTCATATGACTGTATGGTATAAGTAAACCCTCCACCAAGCAAAGGTGTGTTAAATCCATCTACAACCTCAATAGAACTAGTCTTTACCCAGACCTTATTATCAGTAGCAAAGATAGGATAGTTAGGTAAACCAGAAGAAGCTACATAAAAGAACTTTTCATCGTTATCGAGGTAGCTATTTTGAATACCTACTGTAAACTGATCAACTCCAGCAAAGTAATTTGAGTTATGAGATGATTTTGTAACTGTTTTTGTAATTACCGTTGGATTAGTTGGTATAACACCGTTAGTTTGTACAACAATCGTATTAGAGTAAACTTGTGATACGTTTGTAGCGTCGTATTCAATTTGTTTTACAGTAATAGAGACTTCTTGACCTAAATCATTTCTTAACTTTAATATTTCATCAACATAAAACACACACTTGTCAAATATTGTAAGTCTAAAGGTGTTTACGTTTACCTGACTAATTGTGGCAAGATTATGGCTTGATGGTACGTTGTAAATCCAATTATTGAACTTTGGACTGTCGGATAAGTCTTTACCGAAGGATAATAACTTCAAACTATCGCCAACTTGCATATTAGTTGACTGAGAAGTGTCTACTTGGTCAATAACGTTTACGAGTCGGAATTGAAGCAAAGATGTTTGTCCAAATCCAGCATAAGCATATGCTAACTTGTTTTCAAGAACGTCTGCACCAAAAACTAGTGATGTTGTTAGACCAGTAACGTTCAAAAACTGATTTAATGTTTTGTCAGTGTAATCAAGACTTAAAAAGTTGGCGCCTTCTCTTGGTTTTACTAAAAGTGTACCACTTTGTCCAAATCCCACTGTAGAATCAACTACAAGAGTGGTGGCATTTGCTGGAGTGATTTCTAAAGCTTTAGTTTTTCCAGGCACTTCAAAAGATCCATCAAATGACGTTGCATCAAGTGATATTTCGTAAAACTCAGTTTGATTTATTGGTCTAAACTCTACATTGTAGATTGAAGCACTCGCAGTTCCAATTCCAGCAATATCTTGATATAAAAAGTTACCAATTGTTTCTAATGGCTGTCCACCAAACAAATTCTCGACTAAAACATGTTTAGTTTTGAAATATACGTTATCAGAGGGAACTAATGTCCTCTCAATCGGTTTTATAATGTCAATCTCTTGACCATATAACAATTTGAAGAGAATCTTATATGACGCATCTGTTCCTTTCGCCATATAGAAATCTTTTGCCCTTGTAAGAACATTTGTGATTGATGTTCCTTCAGTAAAAGCTCTATTTTCAAAGCCAGGTAAAAATTCTGTTTTAAATTTAGTAAAAAACTCTTGTAAGAAGAGATTACTTAAGTTAGTTACTGTAGAACCAGTAATATGAACCTCAGCCTCAGTTTCAACAAAGTTTGCAAACTCGGCATCATCTTCTTTTGATATCTGATCAATACCACTGAACCCTCTAGCGCAACCAAGGAAGGCATTGTCTGATTTACTGGTGTATGTGATTATCTCATTGTCAATTTTCAACAAACCATAGGTATCAGGCCAACCATCTGTTGAAGATACGAATATAGTAGGATCACCAGCAAAGGCTGATGCAGTTAATGTAGTTGAAGCAATAAGTGTTTCGTTATTGAACGCACTAATCTGCCGATACTCCGCCAAATTACTGGCTAAGTCGGTCATACCAGATTGGTGTTCCTGTGATTCGTAATATTGGGTTAAAAAACTCTTGAATAGAGGAGACTCCTGATTTAAGAACTCAGGAATTTGAGATTCTATTAAATGAGAGATTTTTACTCTTTTAATATCCGTCATTTATCTGGTATAGATTGATTCGCTAGCGTAACTAGAAGTTTTAACGTATGCAGTTGCAGAAGTATTTTCTCCAGAAGATATAACATCTGGTAATGCGTTTACTTTACTGTTTGGCACACTTAATTGTAAATACAAATCCTTTAAGGCAATAACATCATTGGAATCTGGTATTGCTTCCACTTCAATCACTCCACTTGCAAGTGAAGCACCTGTTATATTTACCACATCCAAATTAATCTCTCCATGAACGTAATCTACAGTACCAGCATCGTTCTTAACGATTAGTGGTAGATTATTCACGAGTTTGAAGAATACTAATTTTCCAAAATTCGTCCCAGCAGTAGGAATGTCACCCAAATACAAAGTTCCGTCAATACCACTGACTGTAAATCCTGTGGATCGTATGCCATATCCATTAGGTTGGTCATAAAAAGCATTTCCGTAGCAAAGTTCATAAGTTGCAAAAGTGTTTAACTCAGGAATTATATCTCTCCTCATTTTGATTCGAGAAATGTTAGATGTAATACCTCTGGCAGAGTCATCTATCAATCCTATGACTTTACTGTATTTGAATCTGCCTCCAAATGAGTTTATATCAGATGATAGAGAGTATGTTGTCAATGTTTTGGTTACGGCAGTAATTAACTCAGATACTTCCGATGTTGCGTTGGTATTATAATAAACGGTTGTATCAATTTCAACGTAAAGATACTTAAGATCAATAATTTCTGGTTTGATACCAGCAATCGCATATTGTTTAAGTTTTCTCGAAATATCATCTTTAGTGATCTGCGATAGGAAGGCACCATCTTTAGGTTTTATTGATATAAAGACTTTTCCATACTCAGGTGGATCTAATTCCTCTCCACCGTAGGCAGTCACAGAATCGACGTTAGGGTATACGAATGGAATTATACCTGTATAGTCATTTGCAGTTACGGCACGGTATTGTGAGGAGTATATACGAGGTGCTAAGTATTTGATTGTGCTTACATCCTCAATATCGTCTCCCATTTCCGATTTTTGAGTTGTTGTCAACACAGATATGCCAGAAGTCACTGTTGTATCGGTGTCATCTCGTAAAATTCCAACAAATGAGAAATTTCTAGATCCATTTCCCAATCTTCCGTTAGTTACAATGTAAGATACAGTTATAATTGCTCCAGCAGGCGGTTTTTTACCAATAATTCCGTCTCCGAACAAGATTTCATATTTTTCATCTTCAATTTCTTGAATTAAAAATAATTTAGAGGTAGAATCAACCTGTAAAATGTTATTGTAGAGAGAATATATCTCATTTGTGCTAGATCTAACAGTTACTCGAATAGAAGTAGCGTCGATATTGGCATTTGGAAGTATAAATCTTTGATTTGGTTGGTTATAATCAATTTGAAATGATTTTTCGAGGTAAATGCCCTCGTAAATTTTTAAATTACTAAAAACTGCAATATTATTAACGCCAACTGTTGCTACAAAGTCGTCTGGAATTGAAAAAATGTAATTACTTCCCTCTTGAACACCCAATGCTACTTGTCCAGCTTTCAAAGTTACGATTTTTGTGTCATTTGTTGCTAAATTTACACTAAAATTCACCACAGCTTGTGCAGATCTAGCTGATCTTGGTATATAACCTATATTTCTAGCAAGAGAAACTACATTTTCACGCAAAGTCGCACTGTCAAGGAAACATTCATTGACTGCCATGTTAGTATTATAAGCAGTAATGTATGAGTTGTACGCTAAAAGGTCAATTAGAGTAGCAAAGTTTGATCCTTCAAAGTCAAAATCAGCAAAATCACTGTTTACACGAAGGTAATCTTTGATTTGTGCTCTAAGGCTTTGGAAATCTAGGTTTGTAAACTGATTAAATGACATTATATCCTAGTTGATTGAAGAACAAATTCTATATCTTGTCTCGGAACAGTTAATCCAACAATATTATAAGCAATTTGCACCAGTAATTCATGGGTATCTAGTGGATAGATCACTCTTACATCAACTTTATCAACTCTAGGTTCAAAGTTCTCAAGTAAAAGTCTGATATCATCCTCTAAAACTTCAGCATTGTCTGGATCGGCAAGTTCAAATAGGCTATCCTCAACAGAACTACCCAATAATGATTCAAAAAAACGCTCACCGACTTTAGTTCTCACTAAATTCGTTACTGCTCTCTTAATTGCGTTTTCATTTGTGAACGTGGCAATGTCATCCGTTACAGGATGGCGGTTAAATGACAAACTAATATCCTTAAAAGCGGGAGATCTTCTATTTTCGATATCAATTTTTGCCATTATTCACTTAAATTTTGTTTTCTTTTCTTGTCATTGGCATCATCACCGACAACTTCACGCAAAATTGTCTCATCTTCCTCTGGTTTTTCAATAAAACCATCTTTAAACCCGCCAAATGGAGTATTTTTTAACTTCATTATAGACAAATATACTATTCAAATTCTATTTAGACACAAAAAAAGACCTTTTAGTAAACTACCTAAAGGTCTTTGTGTATTTTGTGGTATTTTTTAGCCAGCAGCGAGTGGAGATTGACTTGTATTACTGTTTGCGGCAGCCTTTTTTCTTGCTTGAGCACTTACATCATACTGTCCTTTCACACTACCACCCTTAAAACCAGCACTTTCTACGTTATGGGGAGCTAATTTTGGATCTGAATCTGCCATCTTTAACCTTTTTCTTTTTATTTATCGATCTGAGCTCTTAATCTGTCTGGTGAGATACCCTCATTCATGTAAAAATTAAGTCTCACCCTTGCCTGTTCCTTATCAAGACCCACATCTTGATTAGGATCGTTGACACACCACCCTGATGTGCCTAATTCTACGACCCTGTACCTAACTTCTCCGTCTGCCATATTAAATAATCCTCGTTTTCTCGTGACCAACACGGATTTTTGGGTCAATCCAAATTTCCATACCAGCTTCTTTAGCGTCTAAACAGAAAGATACGTCTTCTCCACACATATCTTGTACATCTCCAGACTCAAAGACTTGCATTTTAGGAGCAAACCAAGGATATTTCATCTCTTTATGCTCAAACACACCGTTTTTAATGAGTAACCAACCAAATCCAGTGTAGTCAACAGTGAAAGGCTTGCGTCTACGAGAGATTGATTCGATAGTTTCGTGATTCATCACTCCACCATTCTTTGCAAAGTCCTCTTCTTCTAACCAATGTGCAACAGATGTTGTTTTTCCGTCCTCTGTGCAGTACCAACCACCAGCAATATCCTTTTGCATCCATACTA